GTCGTCAGCGTGATCGTCATCACGCCGAGATGTCCGGCGGTTCCCGGCACCGTCTCGCTTCCAGAATTCGCCGTGTCGAACGACTCTCCGGCATCAAGATCAACGGCATCGGCCTCAGTGAAAGCCTCGACGCTCACTTCCCAGTTCACGGTGCCAGTAGTCGCTGATGCCATGATGTAATGGACATCGACCTTCAGCGTACCTGCCCCGGTGTAGGCGGCAGGCATCTGAAACGGCACAGTCCTGCAGCCTTCGACGGCCGTATCGTCGAATGCGAGATACGGACGGTTCTGCACAACGCCCCATGCCGGTGCACTGCTCGACGGCAGCACCATCGCCGTTGCCGGAATGCTGACCTCGAAGTTGTTCGCCATTACTCGTCAATCCCACTGCCGGCGATGTGGTTCTTGTAAGCGGTCTTTGCCTGTGCGAGCGTTCGAGCCGGCATGTTCGAGAGTGCCGCAACGGCAGTGCGAATCGTCGCCAGCGTGCTGTTATTCGCGAATGCCGCCTTCAGGTCCGTGTCCCACTGCCGCAGGTTGTTGATCTCGTCGATGACGACCTGCGCGAGTGCTCGCAGCTCATAGCCAGAATTGCCATCGATCGCAGCACTCGCTGCTGACTTCTCTGACGCTTTCGCGGCGGCCACGATCGCGGCGTCTACTGCATCTTTCTGCGGCTGAGTCATCTCCTGAACTGGATTCGTGCCGACGATCCAGTATCGCGTCGGAATCAACGCCACGGCAGAGATGTCCGGGTTGATGAACCAATCCGTATCCGGGAAGTCGGGCGTATGGACCGAGACCCGGTAATCGGCAGGCGAAGTCGTCTTGTGAAGTACGTTGGCCATCAGTTCACCTGCTCCACGTCGCCATTCGCTTTCCGCAGGAAGAACGCCCCCTCAATGGGAACGTCCACCACGATCCGAAACGTCCGCGCCGTCGTAGCATGCACGTCGATCTCGACGAAGCCACGCGCCCCGTTCGGAGCATGGGCGTAGATCAGGTACTCATCGCCCAACTGGTGGCAGATCGCGAACACCGGCACGGCCACGTCCCGTTCACGGTCGTCCTTCCAGACGTCCACGAACCGATCGTCCGGCCCGCCCAACTGCGACCACTTCACATGCCGGTTGTTGATCGGCACGTGCTGCAGGAACAGCCGCTTGCCCGTGTCGGCGTATTCCGGCGGCATCATGTAGGCGTACGGATGACCGTAGCCGGTCTCGCTGTCCCACTGCGGATTGACCTTCGGCCACGCCGTGAAGTCCCGCGTCCACAGATTCCGCAGCAGCTTGCCGTCACGCCAGAACCGCTTGAGCGTCTCGTGCGTGTGGACTTCCTGCACCGCCTGCATGAGTGGCTGAATCTGATTCACGAACGTCTCCGCTCGCGTCTGCGCTGATCCGACCCACGCCATCTGAATCGGCGTCTGCGTCTGCCACATCACGCAGCGGCACATCCCCAGGTACTGCTGCGGCGTGACGGCCTTCCCGTTCCAGTAGAGCGACACGACCTCGTAGGCCGGGTTGACCTCCCGCATGGTGTCAATCGCAAACCGCACGTTACCGGCCTCAGTTGAAGGAGACCGAAGCAAGCCCACGTTGCCGCTGTACCAGTTATGCAGGTATCCGACGTTCGCCGCCATGCCGTCGTGAGTCGTATACACTCCACCACCGCCAGCATCAGCCCACGGCACGGCGTAACGCATCGAATCGGGCGTGAATTCAGTGATGCCGAACTCGTTCCCGAACTGTGCGTAACTGATGAACTTGATCTTCTTCCAGCCTCCGGGAAGTGCGTCACGCATCCCACGTTTGAACTCGGCGTACCGCAGAGCGTATGCCCGGTCCATCTCCACCCGCTCGACCTCGCGGGCGTATTCCGGCTTCGTCTGCCAATACTGGCCCCAAATCGCGTTGATGAGCGCCGGACGCCGCTTGTCGAGTTGTGCCTGCTCCAGTGTGGCGATTCCGGCTTCGTGGTTATCGAACAGATAGATTGCCGGCGGTTCCGGGTAGTCAGCAGCGTATGTGGCCGCGAGATGCAGCCCGACCCTGCGTCCTTCGGCGTACCAGTGATGAATGTGCGGCGACCACGGCGAACAGTTCTTGATGACCGTGCCGTCGGCCTTCACTAGAAACGGGTGATCGGCAGGAAGTGCTGTGCTGCCGGGCCACTGTCCGAGACGCAGACGGTCCATGAAGTTCCAGCCGATAAATGCGATCGGCAGGCGGTTGTCCCGCACATGCGGCCATGCCGGGTTGAATTCAACGGCTGACGACGTGCGATGCGTGTTGTCGAGCCAGAAGCTGTGCTCGAAGGTGAACATGATTGGCACGCCAGACATCGCCTGTTCGTGCTGCCAGTCGGGCGTGTAGCCAACGTCCTGCCCGTCAGCGGTCTGGTTCTTACCGATGTTCCACGACGCGAACACCGGCAGCGGACGCGAGTGATCGGGAGCGATCGGCGACACGGACACCTGCGTCGGTGCGACGCTGACCGTGGCCTCGCCTGGCGTCACTGTGACGGTGGCCGGGCCGTCCGTCGTGACGACGATCGGGTCGGCGGCAACCGCTGTCGAGCACAGCACGGCACACACCATCGCACATCTGGTGCCTGGCCAGCCGATCAGTTTCCGCCACCAGCGAATCAGCGTTGTTGCGATCTTCAGGAAATTCATGCGGCACCCCACGAAAAAACCGGGAGCGGGCGCAGCGGCCCGCCCCCGGAAACTGAGGCGGTTACAGCATCTGGGCGCATGCCCACCAATCGATCTTCACGTTCAACGCCGTGTCCGCAGACTGCGCCTTCACAGCGAAGATCGGAGCCAGCAGCGTCGAGTCCGGGAATGTTGCGGCGTCGACCTCTGTCGCCGTCAACCGCGCAGGAGTGATGTTGCCGCCAGGAAGGGAATTGTCCACGTACCACTCCACCGTCTTCGGGTGAGCGCGGTAGCGGAACCCGGCCTTCACGTAGGTGTCCGCCGTCGGCTGAATCAGGGCGTTCAACTTCGTCTTCGTGTCGCCGTCCTGATGCACTCCGCTCGCAACGATGTACGAGCCATCGAAGTGAGCGGCCGTCGCGTCAGCCGACAGGTGGGTGAAGCCGAGGAAGTCCGCATCCGTAGCCAGACTGGAAGCGGTGTCCACGAAGAACTTGTCCGTGGCACCCATTCCGACGTCGCCAAGTCCGAAGCCGATGTCCCACTTCGACGCCGTAACGGCGCTGAGGCAGAACCGGCACTCGAACACGAGGTCTTTGTCGGCCAGTTTGAACGGAGCATTGAGTCCACGGCCCCACTGCAGGACCGCTTCGTCGTTGTCGGCGTTGCCGTCCAGGGCCAGTTGAACCAGTCCCTTCTCGGTCGCCGTGCTGGCGATCTGCTCCACCGTGCAGCCCGTTCCTTCCAGAATCAGGTACGGCCCTTCGAGGGTCGAAGCCTGAAACGAATGGAAGTCGTCGAAGAACCCGAAGGCCGGATTCCCGCTGGGCGTCTGCCAAGTGGTACCAAGCGGACCCATCGCCATCGGTGAGCCGAAGCCCTTCCACAGGCGACCGGAGATCAGTCTTGAGTCAAAGTCATCCATTGTTACGTGCATCGCAGTAACCCTTCGTGTTGCGGGAATGCCTCAGCCGAGGGTGAGACTGTCCCTGAAAGTGAAAGGGGTGAGTTTACGTCGCACCCCCAGAACGACGGCACAGCAGAGCTTACGTGGTCTCCGTCACCGTTTCGGTGCAGTAGCCGCGGAAGTTCGCACGACGATTGAAGCAGACGATCTGCACGCCGTCGTCCATGCACCGCACCCGGACGTTGCTCATCTCAGGGTGCTGGTACGCCTTCCGCTTCCGCATCACACGGCCTGCCGCCCGGTACGCCCGGAAGGTCTTCCAGTTGACGCCCAGAATGATCCCGTCCGTCCGAGCATTCGCGCTCGCCGAATTGGTCCACGCCGGAATCCAGACCATCGGAACGCCACGGATCATCACCGAACCGCTGTGAGCGGCGAGGTCGTCACCGATGTTGTCGTTGCCGAGCTGAAGCAGGCGCCGCGCGGCGGCAACACGGCTGTGTGTCGTGAGCAGTTCCCAATCGGGCTTGCCCTGCTTCACGATGTCCGGCCGGTCCACCGGCGGCTTGAATTCGCACAGGTCCATCGAGTTGATGGTCTTCTCGACGAAGTCGTCCCGATCCACGGTCGTGTACGGGAACGTGCGGTTCCGCCACTGATCGTAGGTCGTGCAGGAGATCCCGCCGACGCCGGCCGATCCCCAGCCCACCGGCTCGAAACCGTCGAACCCCTCTTCCGAGTTGTTCTCAGTCGTCGAGTCGTCCGTGGCGGTGATCCACCACAGCAGGGAAACCGGCGGGAACGGACTCTGCGTCGAGCTGGACGGGCCAGCGCCGAACATCAGGTCTTCCATGCCGGTGTAGAACGACGTCATGAGGTCACGTTCCATGTCCTCGATGTAGTCGTAGATCTGTTTCCCGCCGGTGCGGAAAATCTCCTCGTCGATGTCGTAGTGGTAGTTGGTGGTCGTGAGACCCCACTTCAACGACCCCTCGTCGAGGACGTTGACTCGGTTCGACGAATCCCGGTGGTACAGACCGACCACCTGGAAGTTGTCGTTGGTGCGGACCTTCAACTTCCACTTGCACTGCGAAGTGCTCATCGTGTCCTTCGCGAGATTCCCCTCGAAGAGCCGCGATGCGTACTTGTACTCCTGCAGCCGCAGGCTGATGTCCTGCGCCTTCAGGCCCTCTTCACC